CTTTATGGCAGGCTGTGGGATATTCTTCCGTCGCCAAGGCGATTGTGGATTTGGCCGGCGGAAACAGCGCAAAGGCTCTCGACCTGGAATACGAAATCGGAGATGATGGACAACCCATCGGTGAACCGATTAGTATGAATCCTGTTGGTTGGGAAGACTGGATTAATTTGCCTGTTCGTTCCTACGACTTCGAGGTTCACTACGCAAATGGAACTAAGTCTATGAGGGTTCCAACGATTCTGATTGCTGTGAATTTCTCTAAGATGCCTATGAAGAATTGGAATGGTAGGCCTTCCAAGGAGAGTATCTTGGTGAGGGATGGAAATATCTGCCAATATACTGGCCGCCATTTGAAAAAGGGCGAAGGTAACATAGATCACGTTGTTCCGAAGGATAGGGGCGGCCGCGATACTTGGGAAAACCTGGTTTGGTCTGATAAGGCCATTAACAGCAAAAAGAGCAACAAGCTAAATTCAGAAATTGGTTTAAGGCTCATCCGTGAACCGAAGGCTCCCAAGCCAATGCCTGTATCGGCTCTGATTAGAACGTGTCGTCACCGAGACTGGAGACACTTTCTTACAAATATCGACGAGGAATGATATCCTCGAATAATCACGTCCCGGTCACCTTCAGTGACCGGGCCTCTTCATTTAATTCAATAATCTGTAAATGCTATACGATATAGAATCGGTGAGGTTGAACTCATTAATTATCGCAGATATTCTGTTGATTTTCCAGAATATTACGCATAATAGATATTGTCTTTTATTTATTATCATTTACATTTGTTTTAAAAAATGAATCTGGATGACAGTCGAGGGCTGTTCTGTAACATGTCGTCGATATATCTAAGGTATCAAACATGTTAGCAACACCCTCGGGACTCGCCACATAATTCAACGTAGAGCCACCGGCAATTGCCATACCTGTGCCGACCGACCAAGCATCTTGGTTGGCTCCGATATAGACAAAATCCCAACTGTAAACTTCCTTTTGATGTTTGATTTTTTCGAAAATCTGTTCATTGGAAAATGTTTTACTTGCATTTTCGATTCCATCAGTAATAATAACAAACAATACACGGTCTGGACGTAGTTCTTCGTTTGTATTACTCAATTCCACACCCAATGAATCAATAGTTCTACCTACAGCATCCAATAACGCGGTGGTACCCCTAGGCAAGAAATCCGATGGTGTCAATAAAGGAACAATAGAGATGTCTCTATTTTCAAAAACAACATCATAGATATCATCGAATTTATATACAGAAATTTTACATTCTCCTACATTGAGTTCTCTTTGTCTTTGAATGTAAGAATTCAATCCACCGACCATATCCAACATTATAGTACTCATAGAACCCGATCTATCTACTATCAACACAATTTTAGTATAACCACGTTTCATAATTTGTTTACCTTTCAATTAATTTAGAATCACTATCAACCATAATTTTTACCAATTCGTCGAACGACGTTTTTGGTTTCCATCCTAATTCTTTTCTTGCCCTAGAAGAATCTCCCAACAAAATATCCACCTCTGCGGGTCTATAAAATTTTGAACAGATACGAACCAATGTAGTATGTTTATTTATTATAAGATGTTCGTTTATTCCTTCGCCTACCCACTCTCCCTTTATATTGAAATGTGAAAATGATTTTTCAACAAATTCTCTTATTGTGTGGGTTTCTCCGCTGGCTAAAACATAATCAGAGATTTTTTGTGACAACCATTTAGTATATTTGGTTTTGTATATCTCCATCATATCATTTCTCACTAACGCCAAATCTTCGTTATATTTATCTTGATTTAACATTCTCCATATACCATCCATGAAATCCGGAGCATAACTCCAATCTCGTTTAGCATTTATATTACCTAATTCCACAACAGTAGGGTTGGGGATGCCATGTTTTACTTCGTTCGCTATTCTAACAACATTTTGAGTTATTTTTCTTGTAACGAATTCTTCTCCCCTACGTTCTCCCTCGTGATTAAATAACCATCCTTGTACCGCATATAATCCGTATGACTCACGATATACCTTTACCAAAGTTCTGGCTGCTGATTTAGATGCGCCATAGGGACTTCTTGGCCTAGCTGGATGAGTTTCATCTTGTGGAGTCTTTATGACATCTCCAAATTCTTCAGAAGACCCAGCATTGTAAAATCTACAATCTGGTTTAAATCGATGTATTGCTTCTAAACAATCTAATACTGATGTGGAATTTGTTTCCCATGTTTGTTTAGCGAAATCCCAAGAAGAAGCAACGAAAGACTGTGCGGCAAAATTGATAAAATATTTGGGTTGCAATAATTCAACCAATTTATAAATGGAGTGTGAGTCGGTCAAATCGAAATTCACCAAATTAAACCGTGGATGATTTTCTAAATGTTTGATGTTGACATGATTTTCTACACTTAATCGTCTGGCCCCACCGACAACAAGAAAATCTGTATTTTGTAAAATGTAATCGGCCATGTGGCTGCCGTCTTGGCCTGTGACTCCAGTAATAAAAACTATTTCTTTATTTACTGTAGTACACAAATCATTTATGTTGTGAATTTTCATATAACCTTATATACGTATTATCGTATCTATTAAAATAAAATATTATATCAGAAATAATATCGAATCTAACCACTGTTTAATTGATTCGGCATTATATCGATTTAACCTAAAAGTATTCAACGATTGTAAATTAACATATTTTCCATAATAAGCAATATATAACTTCAATAACATTTCATCGAAATCATTTGCATTGGCTTTATAGATAAAACTTAACCATTTAATATCTTTAGAACCTACGATTGGAATGTTGTTTGCCACAAAATCCGCACAAACAATATTAAATGATTCGCTCATACTTACTTGCAATCCCAAATCCATCGTTCTAACTAATTTAATGAAATCACCGTGTTGTATCCAGTTATGTTTTACAAGAATGTGTTTAGTTCCTTCAAAACAATTTTCGATATTTTTTAATACCGCCTCTCCTCTTTGTTCCATTCTATTACTATTGATATGAAATCTCACAATCTTTCCAATTTGATTTCCGAATGCTATAGCAACCATAGCCTGATGTAATTGATTTTTCATTGGTCGAAGCGCACCGAAACAACCTATATCTATGTATTTTCCACATTTTTCTTCTACATCATCAATACTGTATTCGGGTGGGTCGTAGATATTAGGATGATACAGAACATTCATATCAAGACACTCGTTTAAAGATTCTACCACATCGATACTATTAGCCGACAAGAAAAGTTTTTTCGGATGTTTTTTGGCAATCGCATAATAGTCTTTTAACCAATCTATTGCAATACCTTCATTGGCTAAGAACGGAATCTTACTGTGAATTCTGACTATCCATTTGATATGAGGATGTAGTGCAATGAGAACTTCAAACTTACTTGGTATAACCCACAATGCCTCAATGAACACATGTGTAGGTTTGTGTAAGGTCACTTCTCTATCAATACAATTATTGTCAACAACAGAAATTGTAGTTGCGAATATGCCGTGTCTCCTAAGAGAGTTACATATAAAGTTGCAAGAGTTGAGTAATCCGTAAGAGATTCCATAAGAATCATTGCGATTCTTACAAATAAAGAGTATTTTTATATTTCGTTCCATTTTATGTATTTGTATATTAGTTCACCATCTTCGTTAACATAACATTTCCATTCTCCTATTGGTGCAGTAGAATTAATTGGTCTATCTTTGACTAATTGATGGTATTCCTTAAACCACTGTGAATCCCACCAATTATCATTATTTGTCATAATCCTCCCCATCACCAAAGTTGCCTTCTTCTTCGTCAGGCCACTCATCGGAATCATCTTTTTTATCAGAAGAAAATTTTTCGTAAAAATCTTCAAAGTCATCTTCGTTTAATCCTAATATGTTAATAATAGAATTTATGACGTAGCAATACTCATACTTGCTTAAATTTTTTTCTGAAATCTTTTTTGCCAACAATGAAGCTAAATAAGTCAATTCGACCGTTCTTTTATTCGACAACGACTTTGGTGGCGGTGTTTCATTTTTTACTTCCGGCCAAATTAATCCTGGTATCTCTTTTTTTTCTATTGACTGTTTAGTTTCAGATATTACTATTTCACTCAATAACTTCTTTATATCTTCTTCTGTGGATCCAATTTTTTTTGCGTTGGATTTTATCCTTTTCAATTCCTTCGTGTTTATCTTTTTTGCAATAGAAAAAGAAATCAAAATTCCTTCTTCAGATAATATGTGTTTAGGTGAAGTCATATAACAATAAATATTTTAAAACTAAACTAAAGTTGAAATTTAGAATCGATTTTCTAATTTTCTTTTTGAACCCTGTAATCTATCTGGATCGTTAAAATGAAAATCTACTCGGTTGTTACGGATATACCCTCTTCCACATGTAAATGTGCAATTATAGCAAAGAATTCTTAAATTTTCCGATTTATGATTTTTGGAATTTCCATCCTCGAAATTTAATATGAGTGGCATTTTATTATCAGTTATACGTCTATCCTTATAACCACACTGTTCACACTCAGGCTTCTTTACTTCACTTCTAATAAGTAAATCTTTTAATCGATATGCTGGATACTCCGGAAACTCCCCCTGTAATATTCTATTTAAAGGATACTTTCCTTTATTTGGATTCCAATATCTTTTCTTGGATCCTTTTCCCCACTGATTTGTTTTGAACAATCCATATACATCACAATGTTTTTTGTAGGTGACATAAGAGATACCCAAATACCTAGCACAATCCGCAGCAGTATTACATTTAGATTGTGCATCCTTTATTTCGGATTCTAATAAAGCCCTCCAAGACGTTCCTTGTCTAAGTCTGTGTGGAGCTTCAGGAAGAACACCGGCATCCTTTAAAATGTCTGATGGTAACTGAAGTTCCTCTATAATTTTTTTGGTTTGTGTCTCGTGGATTTGTTTTTTTAAATCCTCCACTGTGTTAACCAAATAATGAATAATTTCTTCGGTTACTACATTATTGCTTTGGCTTATCGGAGTTATCGGTTGTTCCATTTTCATCCTCTCCCCTAATAGATTCTTTTTGTAAATCTATCTTGTGAATGTTCAAAAAATTAATTCTCAAAGATTCAGCTTTAATGTGGAATCCACAATTCACTAAAACAAAGTATGTGTTATAAACGTAATGTTCTTCTCTTTTAAGAACGTGTTTCTTTTCATAACACTCCATGACCACAGCAACTTTAAACTTGGGCTTCTTAGCTCGGTTTTCTATTGCACGGGTGGCAGCCTCCATAAAAACATCGTTAAATATAGATGAATCTACATCTATTTCTTCCTTCCAATCAAGACATTTTACGATAATCTTCTTAATCACCGACGATTTCATATTTTTCTTCATATTTTAGACCTTTGTTTAATTTCCTAATAGAAACAGATTTCTCAGAACGTGTTTTACAAAATTGTTTATATTTGATTGGATTATTTCTTAATGATTTCCACCAATTTCGTTTAATTTGTTTTACATTCTTTCTATGCGCTACAGAATTTTTTCCGCTAATTTTTTCTTTTGCTGAATCAGAAAGTTTTTTTCCCTTATGAGATAAAGACATTTTTCTCTTAGATTTTTCTGTATGAAATCTACGATACATAGGATGATTATTTTTGTTCTTTAACAACTTCTTTCTTGTTTTACTCATCTTTTTTCTAACCTCTTTTGTCATTTCTACTCGACCCGCAATAAATGACATATTATAACATTTACTTTGTTCCATTTTTGCTAAATCTAAATATTTTTGTTCCACGACCAACAAACTTTCTTTAGAGACTATTTCTATTATTAGAAATCGAAAATTTTCTTCTCTGTATATATTCCAAGCATACTGAAGATGTTTGTTAAAATGTCTATTATTATTCAATAGATATTTATGAAACAACCAACGACCTTTTGGACTTTTAATATCACAGGAAGATCCTACGTAATATTTTCCATTTGTCTTATTGATTATTTTATAAATCCCCGAAATCATATTGTATATTAGTTATAGATAAATCTCCATCATTTAAAAAATCTAAATTTTTAAGTTTTTCTTGTAAGTTTTTGCATACCTGTTCTTCAACAGTTTTGGCTACAAAGACTATTTTTTGAATACTCTTTGTTTTGGCATCGTCTCTCCACACTCTTCCGGTTGCTTGACGCATCAATACAGCCGAATAATTTGGAGAAATGAGAGCCAGTCTAGGATGACCACCCTTCAAATCGTGAAGAGAGAGTCCCGCACCACCGGATGCAATGTTAATTAGAATAACTCGTTGATTATTGTCTTGAAAATCTTCTACATTTTTTAGTCTTACTTCATCTTTGGTTTTTCCATCGAATATACAATCTATTTTCATTCTTTTGGAAATAGCTTGGATGGTTTCTGTGAAGTTTAAAAATACTACCACTGACATACCGTTTTCTAATCCGTCTTCTATCAACTCGATAAACAACGGAACCTTTGTCAATTCTATTTGTTGTCTTGCACGTAAAATAGCCGTCAACTCACTTGATTTATCTCTCTTGATTCTATTAGTTAAAAGTTTAAGTTCTCGTTCCATTTCCGCCTGAACAGAATTGATTCTATTCACTTCCATATCCTCCATGTTATAACAATCAGCAATGATTTCCGATTCAGGAAATCCAGGAATAGAATCTCTGGTAAGACGAACCCCACGATTAATAAAAATATCCTTATTAAGTTTCTTTAATACCTTTTGTCGTAATTTTGTTTCTTCTGTAAACATCAATCCGAATCTGCC